GCTATGTGATCAATTCTGCTGGTGGAATACTAATTCCAGCTAAGTATTTTCTGTAATTCAATTTAAATTCTCCAAATATTTTCTGATTTTATTTTACCTTAAATATCAGAAACAAGAGGTGGACGATATTTAAAAGGATGATTCGTTGGCAAAGAAGACTGTAACCCCCATTCCCAATGAAAATAACCAGCTAATAAATTAATCTCATTGGTAGATAGCTCTCTAGTCCATAAAATATTTTCAGCAATAAAGCCGTTTATCCCTGAATCGATTGCGCTTATATCGTTCCCAATCCTAATTCTATTACAATTAAGATTAGCTAAAGAAGTGGTTCCAGATGATGCAGTTCCACCATTTAAAATTATTCTCGATTGGGAACTGTTTCTGGTAGCGATAACAGATGCCCATTGATTATTAATTAAAGGGGATGTTTGAGCAGCTACAGCATTATTTCTGAACAAATATACACCATTGCTAGAGTTAGTTCCATAAGTTAAAATTATTCCACCAGTGTTATCGAAATCTTGTTGTGTCGATGGCGACAACGACCATAATCTTCCGAATCTAACTCTTCCTGCTAACGCAGAATTATTCCTATGAACAGATGCCAAAGTAATTGCATTTCCCGCATAATTAAAAATAGCAGAAAGAAATTGAGCAGAGCTAGTATTATTAATACTTAAAACTGATCGCTCCCCTCCTAATTCTGTAGTATTAACTGTAATTGGCCCCGTGACAGAAAAGTTTAAATTATTAACTAAATCTTGCACAGCAGTCACGTTTGAGCCACTTAAAGTTAAACTACTACTATTATTAGCTTTAATCCAAATCGCAGAATTTGAAAAAGCCGGAGTCCATCTTTGCGTCGGACTAGCATCAATTATTAGCATTAATTAAAAACCGCAGACACTTTGAGAATATTTTGATTTAGCAATTGAGCCAACAGATTTTCGTCGTTGAATTGTTCCGAAACTGCCTGCAAAATATCCGACTCAGAAATCGGATTTAATTTATCTTCATTATTAATAGAAATCACAAGTCTTGGAGTTTCTCCAAAGATTGCTGCCGCCATTCCCAATTTAGCTACATTCAGCTTGACATAGGGATTAAAAACGATCATTTCTGATAAAATCCTTTTGTAAACATAAAATCGGACAGATTCATCATCGATTAAATTAGGCTTGATTTCACTATCAAAAAAAGTTGAATTAGTCGACATTTCATTGAAAGACCCAGAAACATTTGTTAATGCAATTTGGTATCTTTCGATATATTCGGGACTATTTAAAAATAAGCTTTGAGCAGTTAAACTATTAGACATTTAAGTTAGCGATGCTGTTTCGCGAAAAATTAACAAAAAAGGGATACTCAATGGTCCACCAGTAACGCTGGTAATATCGAATCGAATTTCTTGAGCAGTAGTAATAATTTGTCCTTGTCCAGATACTGTAAAATTAGACCGGGCAGTAGTAAGAGATAGGTTAGATAGTCCTGGTATTGCCCCAAAAGAAACACCACTACCAAAGCTAAAAGTTATTGTAGCACTTCCTACGGTTGTGCGTAAATTTCGCACTTCTAAAAGAGTAATTTCTCTTAGAAAAGAGGTAACAGGAATCTGCTCTGCAGCAGAAATATTCCTAATAGTTACTTTTTCATCTCGCAACCGACTAGCAACCCATCGGGCTGTAGTAATCGAATCTAAAGTATCAGTAGGCCCAAGAAATTCTTTCACAATACTAAGCTAGTAATTTGGCTACAAATCCATTCACAGGAGGTACTGCTGTAGAGGCAAAAGTTAGACGGATTGAAGTATTACTCAATCGTTCCGTAAAAACTCCTACAGTATCTCTATTACCGCTATTGCGAATTACTTCTACGCTGGGATTAGTATCAGTCAGGGTATGTGTGATCACAAACACCGTATTAGTGCCATCTCCAAAAGGATTAGTAGTTACTGATCGCCGTCTTCCGGACCAACTGGCAAGCAAGGAAGGGGTGACATATTTGGCTGTGTCTGTTCCCGCTTCTAGTTCGGCTAAAGTAGCACGCTGTACTTTACCCGACGTGGTTTCACTTGCGTCGGGGATTCCGGCCCCATGAACTTGCCAGATTATAGGAGAAGTTCCCAAAGTCACGGATTGAGTAATCTGCCTGTAAGTCACGCCCTCATCGTTATTCCCACTACCAGAGGCAACAGTTACAATCGCGTTTCTGAGTTCGGCTCCTGTACTAGCGTCAGCAGTGCGGGTAGCTGCAACAGAAGCTCCGTTCCAATTATAAAGTCCGTTCTCTGTGTTATTAGTTTGATTTGCGGCAATAAAGCGAGAATTGGCTAAACTCATAGTTACCCCACCAATTGTCGAGCCAGGAGCATTTAAATTGATATTTGATGGGGCAGAAGCAAATACTGCGTCCTTGTAATCAAACCCTTCCAGAAGAGCATTTAAAGTACCAAAATTGACCAAATCGTTAGGATTTTCTGGGGCAACAGAAGCCCGAATTTTTCCTTTAAATTCAGTGTCAGACCAAAATTCAATAAAAGTCATAATTACCTCGATAAAATTGCATAACCACTAAAGGGACTACTGAAAATAATTTGAGTAGTATTTAAAGAAAGGTTTTGTACAAAAGCTTCTATTTTTACTCCTCCTGAACTAAAAACTTGAGTCTGTGGCTCAAAGCCTAAATTATGAATAATTGTCCAGGTTGCAGATGCAGGCGATTGAGTATGCTTGTAAAAAGCACTTCCCTCTCCCGGTAGTCCAGGAGAACCCCGAACATCAACAGCAGAGCTAATTGAAGAAACTAGCCCAGACGGTCCAATATACCCACCCGTTGCTGGAGGAGTACCCGAACCTCCTACCCAATTAACTACCTGAAAAACCCGGCGATTACCATCAGTAACTAGGGACAAAACAGGCGACCATCCAGCACCTCCAAGAGTAGCCGAAACAATTACTTGCCTAGAGCTTCCAGTTATTTCAATTGGCATCAAACTTCCCCCCTAACGACTACGGGAATTAAATCTAGTCCTAAAGGTTCAACAACGAGCCGATTAGCAATAGTTTTAGATGCCTCTAAGTCAGCTTGCCAGTAATCTCTTCCCACTTTTGGCTGTCCGATTTCCTTAAAAGAGACAGGAGTAACGTCCATCTCAGCAGTGATATTGCTATCGATAATTAAATGAAAATAAGTATAATTTTGATATTCAATTGGGTCTTCTCCCTCTTCATAAGCAGGTAAAATAAAATTGCCAAATTGCAACCCATCGATCCGACCGACTGCCATGCGATCTTCTCCAAATTGCTTTGCTACATAAAAATTAATGTTCCATGTAGTAAAATCTCCCTGAATAAAAAACTCCTCATCCCAAGTCGATCCCTTTTTAATCTCAATAACAATTTCACTGGCAATCGTAGGATACGATTGCCCTTTAAGAAAATAGTTACCAGTAAGGACTTTTTGAGCCATCGATGAGGTGCGTACTGTTTCTTGTATTATATCTTGAATTTTCTTTTTTGAGATATAATAAAAGTAATCATATTTATACCTTATACTACTGCGCTCTTTTATACCACCCGGGAGTGCGGTTATTTTTTTGTCTTGACAATTCTATTAAGACTATGAGAAAATTTTTTTAGAAGATTGACATGGGCGGCCGCTCTCTCGTAGGGCGGTATTTTTTTATCTATCCGTATTACATATACTACAAATACTACAGAGCGATTGTTAGATTGTAAATAGATTGTAGATAACCTTATCTACAATCGAAAGCTTTACAGGGTATAGGTTTTAGACTTTGTAGATATTGTCGATGCCTTATAGAGGAAAAGAGAGAAAAGAAGATATACAGCAAAGTCAGCAATAAAAGTGATTAAACGCAAAACTGACTCTATTGACAAAATGCTGTATTTTGGCTAATCAGGGAATTTTAGAGGTGAGAAGTGGTTCATCTCTAATTTGTTCTTTTTGTATTTGATTGTAGATAACCTTATCTACAATCAAAATCTTTACCCCGACTAGGTTTTAGGCTTTGTAGATATTGTTGATGCTCTATAGAGAGAAAAAAGATAAAGAAAACAAACAAGGTCAGCAATAAAAAAACAGATCCAACAGTAAAACAAAAAAATACACACGGGGTAATTATTAACAATATCTACAAAGAAGTACAGAAATAATGAAAGCTATATATATCAATACTTTTACCCTTTTTATCTTTGTTAATAAGGGTATTTACAACCTATTTACAAACTAACAATCTAATTAATCGAGGTCAGCAATAAAAACATAAAAAATCCTGACACGGGAATAAGGCTAACAATATAAACAAAGTCTGAAATCTATATATATCAAGGATTCCATTGTTAATATTCTTATCTACAATCTATTTACAATCTAACAACTAGCCAAGCTCCGAACATTAGATAATAAAAAACCTCTGTAGGGACTACAGAGGTTAGCTTTATCAGTTATGTACCAGTTATGGTGTCAATTTCTGTTTTTTATTTTAGCAGTAAACAACTTTGTTTATTGATTTTCCCCTAATATCCCCCCATTAACTCGATTTGTTCCTCTAGAGTAGAGTT